GGTATCAAGAAGTTGGATAATGAAGAGGTTAAGAAATGGAAGGAAAATTTCAGGGTAGGAGAAAAGGTTATATATAATTACAGTTATATAGGTGAAATCATCAAGATCAACAAACGCACGTTTAGTGTTCTTCCTGATGGATATCCGCGAAATAAGTTCAAGTATGTTCCACACGAATGTGTTGAGAAATTATAAAAAAATAGTAAAAATAGTAAAAATACATTAAGGTGTGTTTTTACTATTTTGGTAGATATAAGAATATATTACTATTTATAGTAATATATCTACAATGACAAAACCACTTTCAAAAGATATGAAAGATATCCTTCGAAATATCAATCAATGCTTGATTTCATCAAAAGATGAAAGAAGGATATGATGGTAAATTACAGAAATTAGATTTCCTTGTAAAAGAAGGTTTCTATGATCAATATGATCCTATTCATTTTGAAAACTAACCAAAAAATATTCACGTTCTTCTGGTGTCAGTTTGGATAGATATATGTTTATGATACTATCAACGTTCTTTGTATTCTCTATGTGATCTATATATTTTATACTTATATAGCGCTGATTCTCTTTTTTGTTGTAAATAGATGATCTCATAATCTTCTCTAAATAACCATCAACATATCCTACCATAGCAGGGGTATCTTCATTGTAAAAGATCATAAGATCATTATAAAGCCAGTTTTTAGCTTCTTCAGGCTGGTGCCTATATCTTTTTTCATATATTTTGTGAGTAAGTTGTCTAATCTTGTAAAAATCTTTTACATCATCCATAAGTTGTTTTGGTTGTGGATAAGTTACCATTGAAAGGATATTATATAATAATTCTGGGTATTGTTGTTCAATTTTTTGGATTAGAACATCTACTCTTTCTTTAGTAATGTTTGGAATCATTTTGTGTTGTTATTTTTATATATTTAATCTATTTATTTACATAAGTCAAATCATTTTTGTGAAGCAAATAAAAACAAAATGACTTATATCTTTTTTGGACACAGGGGATGGATAGCATCACAGTTTCTCCCACTGTTAAACAAAGCTGGGCATGCCGTAGTTCTCCCGCAGAAATACGCAGATGATCCCGAATATGTAGAGAAGTTGATCAATATCCACAAACCCGTGGGGATTATCTGCTTCGCAGGGAGAACCCACGGAGAAGGTTCAAATACGATCGATTATCTAGAAGGTTCGGGAAAACTTCGCGAAAATCTGCGAGATAATCTATACACGCCTACACTTCTAGCTACTTTATGTAAAAAATACGAGATCCATTTGACTTATCTAGGAACTGGTTGTATCTTTAATGGCTATGATAAACCTGACGGATATACTGAGGATGATAAACCTGACTTTTTTGGTAGTTCATATTCTTGTGTAAAAGGATATACTGATCTACTTATGAAGCAGTTTGACGATACAGTATTGAATGTTCGTATAAGGATGCCTATCACTGAAAAGAAACACCGACGGAACTTTATTACGAAGATTTTACACTACAATAAGATTTGTTCTATGCCTAATTCTATGACTGTTTTGCCTACACTACTTCCTTTTCTATTGGATATGGTTGAAAAGAAGATCACTGGAACAATCAATCTGGTTAATCCAGGTACTATTTCCCATAACGAGATCTTAGAGATGTGGAAAGCACATCGTGATCCATCTATAACGTGGGAGAATATAAGCTTAGAAGAACAGAGAGAGATGTTGAAGAGTGATAGAAGTAATAATCAGTTGAATACATCAAAACTTTTAGAGTTATATCCAGAAATACCAGATATAAAGACGGATATTCTTAATATTGTTAAGAAAAACTAATGTAAATATAACGTAAATAAACAATGAATATGAATAGATCAAAGAATATTCTATCAATTATAAAGAATAATGTAAAAGAAGAGATATTCAAGTTGATTCATAAGAGATCACCTACACAGAATGATAACATTGATGACTACAACATTGAAGATAAAGTAGCACAATTAGCTACTATTGCTTCATTCAAGAAACAAGTAAATAGTTTATCACTAGACGATATTGACGATCTCCTAAACTTCTATGATAGTGATCTCAATACAAGTACAAATAAAATGATAAGGATATCACTAGCTTCAACTTTAAATGGTAAGAATGCCATGGCTATTTTAGAGAATGAAACAGAGGAAACTCTTTTGATGATCATAATGAGGGCATTAAGAAGGAATAGTTTCTTAGAGAGACTTGATACATACACAAAGTCTTATGATATCAAAAAGTTCTTTAAGTTCTTGCAAAACAACGATACAATTCTTGAAGTTATCAAAGGTTGTCAAGGTATATATAAGAATATTGTCAATGATACTCACAAGTTCAATCAATTTTCAAGAATTACTAAGGTGTTCGATATTGATGAAGATCATGTCCAGAAGATAAAAGAGATATATCAACCATTCAAAGAACAAACCTTTAAACCTCGGCTACGGATGTTGATAGATACTCTCAAAGCGATCTATAAGTTCCATAAAACATACTATCTTCGTCAAAAAAAATATCATGAAGAGATGAGTGAAGTGAATAATCAGTTAGGGATAGATGATGTCCAAGAACCATTTGATGATTTTATTGCTGAATACCTAGAAACACCTAAAAAACAAAAAAAGAGAGTTAGAGATAGTTCTAGATCTAAATCGGGCAACAACAATAGAAAAACATCGTCTAACTCCATATCATTTGGTATCCCCCATATATAACAAAAGGAGCAGAAAAAAATGATATAGATCTTAGAATTATATAAGGATAAGTATCTTCAAACAATGGAGAATAACGGCAAAATTACTTCTTATGAAGATGCGCTTGTTTATTTTGATGACATTGATAATATTGATGATCTTAAGGGAAAAGTAGGTCTATGGTTAATCCAGAATGAGAAAGTATTTTGTAATAATATGAAGACGATGACATATAGCGAATTGTATTCAACCACTTACTATTTCCCAAATAAGATAACACTTAATTACATTAATTTTTGTATTAATATCATTAATGGTCGCAAAGATATCGAGAAAGATCTGACTAATGTGGAGCTTCTCTCAATTGACAAACTTATTACGACACATAAAAATGGTGTTGTTTCAAATAACAGAAGTAGTAAAGAGAATGATGAAGAGATGGAAGAAGGTGGAGATAAGTATATCTTCTATAATGTTGTAGGTGAGTATAATGAGTTTAGCAATGAGTTCTTTTTGTTAACAACATTTATCAATGATGAAGAGGAAGCAAATACCTTTGTTGAAAAGTATAAACGTTACAACAAGTTTGTCAAGGTGCATATCGTCAAGTCATATGTTCAAGAAACGATTGAGTATCCTATCTATATTAAAGAAAATTACAATATCAAGCCTAACCAGATCACATATAGATCATTCCTTAAAAACTTTTTGAATAAGAATGATGAACAGATTGCCTATTTAGAAAAATCTTTTGATGAAGACGCTTCTAGATATATAGAGTTCAAGAAGTATGATATGGAAGTAGATGCAGGTATCTTCTATTCCGTTATGAAATACGCTAGAGATGCATACGGTAATATAGATGATAATGTGATCATTGAAAAAATACGTTCTACATTGTGTCCATCAATCACAGGTAAGAGAAAAAAATCAGAGAAACTTGAAGGACCATTGTTTTTAAGGCATACTCGCAACAATAAAGATAAGAAATATATTCACGATAGTGATGAAGAGAAGTCTGAAGAGGGAGATAGATTGTCTGATAAAGAGGATATTGATGATGTGGTTATAGACGAAGTTGATGATGGTATTATCCCTAATGTTCACAAAATGAATAGTAAGATCAAGGTCACATTGGAAGATATGAAGAAGAGGCTAATGAAAATCTACAAATACAATGTTTCAAGAGATGATCTGATGAAAGAGCTAGTCAATATCTCAGAAAAACACGAAGGTTATTGTAGTTTAGTAAAGATGCTTGTGTGTTATAATATCTATCTCCACCGAAAACACTATATAAATAAGGAGAAATATGATAAGAGTAATAGTAATAACATTACTGCACCAATTCTTATTGGTGTTCCACAAGAAGAGATTGACAATCCGGAGGTTGAGTATATGAATCCATTCGGTATTATGTATGATTCGGTAAAAGAATGCGAAGTGAAAATAGCGCCATATGGTTATAAGAATCATACAACATGTTCAGGTGAGCCTATTCCTAAGATTAGATGTAGCAGAAATGAATAAATGATCCATAAAAGTAATCCATAAAAAGATCCATAAAAATAGTTTATTTGTATCAATCCTATAATATTTTATCTTTTATTGAAAGACGTTAAATGATCCGATATATATTTACTCGTTATCAGTGTGAAATAAAATACAGAAAATATTTTTTAGAAAAAAATGATTCAAATTTTGTAGCTATGTTTATAGTGCAATGACTATGTTCAGGACATACAAGAGTGAGCTTATCGATAGACAGATTACTGTCAATGATGATAACGAGATCAAGGAGAGAAAGAATGTGGCTAATTGGTTAGTAGATCATGCTTCATGCGACATTCGTAAGTATTTACTTACGTGGAAAACTCCTAACACCGTGAAAGAGGTATTTGATAAGATAAAAGAAATTATCGAGATAAAGTTGCCTCCTCATCAGCGTGTATCTACATGGGAAGAGTTTATTGATAAGATCACTGATATCAAATTAGGAAGACCTATCACTAAATTAGAGGATGTCGCGATTAGCTATATGAAAAAGAGAAGTACTTCACGAGAATTAGAAAACTGTGTTGAGATCATAGGTAATACTGATGATAAATACAGTGAATCATTTGATACTGCTAGTAAGATGACACAGTTCATTTATTTCGGTTCAAATGATGAAACTAATACAGAAATTGGTATTGTAAAGACTATTTTCAGTAATGATCGTGATCAAAAGTTTGAACAAGAATGGTATCAACGCAATGAGAAAGCCAGACTATTCTGTATTAAAAACGAATTCAAGGTCCCTTTTGCTGATATGAAAGTATGGGAGAGTCGTGATCATGTGTATCCAAAAAAGCGTAAATTTATTGATTATGTAAATTCTATTGAAATTGATAAATCAACGGAAAAAATTAAGAAGTATATCGAAATTGCAGTAAAGCAGATGGATGAATACTTTGAACTTGATGATGATGATAAGAAGATGACAATCACACACAAGTATATTCACTATATGAAGAAATTTATGGATACGACTGATGAGAAAATTGCTATTCATGAATTAAAAAAGGAAATCAAAATTACACCTTCCTCTGTTGGTAAGAGGAAGTATTCTGACACTGATAGTGATAATGACACAGAGAAAGAGTATAAAAAACGAAATATTTCAATCCGTAAAAATTCAAACATTACTGATCCTAAAATGTTGGATTATACGAAAGATATGGAATCATTAGAGAATAATAGAAATAAGTGGAATCATAAGAAAACAAAAGGATACAAGATTTTACAGGAGACTAATAACAACTTTGCTCCATATGGTTACAATGAAGATTTTTCTGAGAGGATTGCTCCACACGGATTTGTTGATAATGACTCGAACAATCGAGCAAGGATCAAGGGAAGTATGTGGAACAAGTAAAGGAGATATCTTATAACAGAAACCAATAAAAAACTAATAAAAAAACCAAAAATATATTACACTTCATATCTATCATCATTATTTCATCATATCAAATAATCTTATCCCAACCTTCTTTATGTTTTACAATACTTTCCTTAATATTGTCTTCTTTCCGAAATACATATCCAAACTTTATATTTTTATATTCAATTTTATTCTCCTTTCAATTCTTCTATTTCTCTCTCGGTGATCTCTATATTTGTATTGTATTTATACACGATCAATGAGATTAAATATATGAATATCACTATTCCTATACATATCTTTGAATGTGTTGTAAAATTATATATTTTCTTCTGCGATATCATCCATAGTATTGAAGTCCTAATGATAGTGTCTCTAAAATATTGAAAGTTTTTGGTTCATTGTTTTCAAATAACTCTTTTGTTCTCTTGATCTTTCTCTGGATACTTTCAATAACCTCTGGTCTAGTAGTGCTATGACACATAAACACAATATTAGGGTAATCCTTACAAATACTAAAAGGTAGTTTGTATATAGAGATAGGATGATTACGAGTGAAGATATGTTTTGAAGATGGTCTAGACATTATCATCTCACAACTACACCTATGTCAATACAATATATGTACCTTCTTCTATACGGTATGTAGAGGAGTAGAGAAGTGTAAAACATCTTCTTGATTGAAGATGCCTTACACTTTTAAAATATTAATATGTTGTTTTTACTTGATTGAAGATACCTTAC